GGTGCGCGAAATCGTCCGAGGGGGGGCGGCCTGCTTTATGTGGGCGACATTCCCCAATATCACGGAGGCCATAAAGGTCATGGAGGCGTGGGGCTTTACATACAAAACCGCGGCTTTCGTGTGGGTCAAAAAGAACCGGAAGAACGGCGGCAATTTCATGGGCATGGGCGCCTATACCCGCGCAAATGCGGAGGTTTGCCTGCTGGGTGTCACGCCGGGATTTAAGGCAAAGACGCAGATCCGCGCCCACAATGTCCACCAGATTATAGAAGCCCCGTTCGAGGGGCACAGCAAGAAGCCGGACGAAACCCGCCAGCGGATCGTGGAACTGCTGGGCGACGTGCCAAGGCTGGAAATGTTCGCCCGCCAGAGGGCTGACGGCTGGGACGCCTGGGGCAACGAAGCCCCGGAAGCATAGGAGGAACGGCAAATGTCTGATTTTTTAGAAAGAAACGGGCTGCAAACCGTGGCCCAACATTTCAAGGATCTGTTTCTGGCCAGCGTCCACCGCGACGGTGCGGAGGAACTGCTGGAGCGCCTGGAGAATGAAACGGACTTTTTCGAGGCCCCAGCGGGAGCCAAGCACCACGGCGCTTTCCCTGGTGGCCTGGTTATTCACAGCCTGAACGTTTACCGTCGTCTGCGGGAAATCACGATCCGCGACCTGACGCCCAGGGACGCGCTGGGGCCTGCCCCCATCTCCGAGCGGGAGGAGGAAACCGTGGCGATCCTGGGGCTGCTGCATGACGTGTGTAAGGCTGGCGTGTACCACATTGAAAGAAAGCGCCGCAGGAACCCGGAAACGGGTGTGTGGGAGGACTACCTGGGTTATACGTTCCGGGATCCCCTCCCCCTGGGGCACGGAGAAAAGAGCCTGTACCAAATCGCCCGCTTTATCCGCCTGGAGGATCACGAAGCCCTGGCAATCCGCTGGCACATGGGAGCCTATGACACGGCGGCCCGTACAGACCTGCGGGACCTGTCCGCGGCCATGGACGCAACGCCATGGGTGTGGCGGCTGCATGAGGCTGATATGTGCGCCGCCCATATTGACGAAAGGGGCACGGACGAATGACAAAGCTGTTATGTTTGCCCTGCGCCATCGATCTGGAGGCCAGGGGTAAGACTGTAAAACCCGTCGCGCAGAGGTGTGAGAAAATCACCTGTTCGGAGTGCGGACGCCGCCGGTTCGGTATCACCTATGAGGTGACCGGGCGGGCCACCAGAAAAAAGGAGGTAACGAAGAAATGAGCCAGAAAGGCGAAAAATACGCCCGCCGCATGGAGCGGCGCGTGGACAAGCTGGAGCAGGACGTGGCGGCCATCACCACCGAGCAGACCACCCAGGGGGTGCGGATCTCTGCCGTGGAGGACGATCTGGCCGTTTACCGGGCGGCGGTGTCCGCCCGTGAGTTGAAACAGGCCGCGGCGGAGATCAAGGCGGCCAAGGAGCGCAGAACCGCCCGCGCGGCGGAGCGGGAGCGCAAAGCCCGCCGACGCAATAAGGTTCTGGCCTTTATCGCCCTGGCGCTGTTCGTTGCCGTCTGCGTGGTCATGGTGGCCAAGGCGTACAGCGAGGAACCGGCGGCGGAACCTGCCGCGCCGGAAGCGTCGGCGGCCCCGGCGGCAATCCTGCCTACGGAATTGCTGTTCACCGCGGCGGCGGAGGAGGAATACATGGAGGACCCGCAGGAAACGGAAAAGATCGAGGAGGCGCTGCTGGCGCAGGGTTATTTCTCCCTGGCGGTTCCTATGCCCTACGAATGGCAGGACTACATGAGGACGTACTGCGAGGAATACGGCTGCCCCTATCCTCTGGCCCTGGCGGTGGCACAGACGGAAAGCAATTTCGACATGGACGCCGTGGGCGCCTCTGGTGAGGTGGGGATCATGCAGTTAAACCCCGGCCCCGGCAGTTCCTACCATGCGGAGATCCAGGCGGCCACGGGGCTGGATCCCACCACCGCCTCCGGGAATATCGCGGGCGGCTGCTACAAGCTGGGCCTGTATCTGGCCAAGTATGGCAGCGTCGAAAAGGCCGCCATGGCCTACAACATGGGCGAGGGCGGAGCGAGAAGCGCATGGGACAGCGGGATCACCTCCACCGACTACTCCAAGGCAGTCAAGGAGGCCATGGAAACATGGGAATGTACGGTGAACGCCTGGGGCGGGGTGTAACCCGCGAGGCCGCCCGCAAGTATGAAACGTCTGTGACGGAGCGGGCACGGCGGGAACGCTGGCAGGCCAGCGGCTGCGCCAGAGTGGTAAGCCGGAAATATGGCACCGTCGTGGTGCCGCACGGTTCCAATTTTGCCGCCCTGCTGAACGCGGCGGAGGTTTGGGGCTGTGACTGGACAGAAATACGGGACGCGGAGGTGTGGAGGGCCGGCAAGGAGGAAAGGCCGGTGCCTATGCCGCACCTTATATAAAAGGAGGGTTTCAAATGCTGATTAACGAGGGCGGGCTGATCCGCGCCATCAAAAGAGCCTACAAAGCGGGCGGGTACACCGTCCTGAACACCGGCAACGACGTGGCCATTTACACGGATCACTGGTTTGCCATGGCCAACCGCGCCCTGCTGCCGCGCAAGGTGCTGGCCACCATCGTGGAACACATGGGCATGATCCCGGAGCGAGATATGCCCACGTCGATCATTAAGGACACGGAGCCGCAGCTGGTTTTGAGAGAAACGGCGGCGGACGATATGGACCACTGGCGCGGCGGTAACCGCGGCGAGGAGGTCACCATGGTGCCGGTGATTATGCAGGGGTTCCAGATTTACCAGCCGCCTGGCGGCGGTGCCTGCTGGGGCGTTCCTCTGTACCTGGTGGACATGATCGAGCGGGATCCGGCGGAGCATATCGGCGCGGACGTGATCGACAAGGATCGCCTGCTGTGGGAGGCCGACGGCGAGGCTGTGGTGATTAACGCAGTACGGAAAGCCTGTTCCGGCTGGGCAAAGGAATGGGAGCGGGCCGTGTGGAACGCCCTGGAGGGTGTGGACCTCCACAAAGAGGAGGCCGGGCGGTGAATAACTTTGAAAGGATCACGGCCTCCCCGGAGGCCCTGGGGGACTTCCTGGGCGCCCTCCCTATCCTGTCCGGCCCGTGGGACGACGATTTCCACCGGGTATTTTGTGACAGCTGCGACGCGGAGAACTGCGACGCTGAAAACTGCACCCACCAAGCTGAACGGAATAGCCCTACCTGGTGGCTGAAACGGGCATACACCGGCAGCGGCCCGGTTAAGACCGACAGCACGAACCCATATAAGCGGCAGGCCGCAGACCTCCGCCTGGAGGCCATGCACCAGCGGGACCGTTTTGGCCGGAACCTCCTGGCCACAGAACTGGAGGAAGCGGCGGCCACCATTGAGGCCCTGGCGGAGAAATTGGAGGCGCCCGCCAATGGCTGAAATAATCCTGACAGGCGACGCGCTGGAGCAACTGCGGCATTTACCGCCCGAAAGCGTCCATACCTGCGTCACCTCCCCGCCCTACTATAATTTGCGAGATTATGGCGCGGCGGGTCAAATCGGAAACGAGGCCAGCGTGGAGGAATACCTGCAATCGCTGGTTTCTGTTTTCCGTGAGGTCCGGCGGGTTCTGCGGGCAGACGGAACCCTGTGGGTGAACATGGGCGACAGTTACGCCACCAGATCAGGAAGCCAGCCGCCGACGAACACCCGTAATTCCTGCGGCCACACGGCAAAGCATACGCCGCGGGGCTACAAATACAAAGACCTGATCGGCGTTCCCTGGCAGCTGGCTTTTGCCCTCCGGGCAGACGGGTGGTATTTGCGCCAGGATATTATATGGAACAAATCCAACTGTATGCCGGAGAGCGTCCGGGATCGCTGCACCAAGAGCCACGAATATATTTTCCTGCTTTCTAAGTCAGAACGGTATTTCTTTGACGCGGCGGCGATCAGCGAACCCATAGCGGGCGCCAGCACCAAGCGATATATACAGAATATCGAAAAGCAATCCGGTTCCTTTAAGCAGCCGAACAGGGACGGCAGACCAATGAAAGCGGCGTTACCACGTTTCGGCGGTGAGAAGTACGGCACCGATCAGACGAAAGAAACCAGGACCAAGAGCGGAAAAACCTATGTGCCCACGCCACGCAGAAATAAGCGCGACGTGTGGACCGTCGGAACAAGCGGGTTTCGCGGCGCACATTTTGCCGTGTTCCCTGAAAAGCTGATTGAACCCTGTATTTTAGCAGGCAGCCCATTGGGCGGCACGGTCCTGGATCCGTTCGCTGGAAGCGGCACCACCGGAGTGGTGGCCAAGCGCCTACGGCGCGATTTCATAGGCTGCGAGATCAACCCCGACTATGCACAAATGGCAGCTGACAGAATAGCAGCGGCCACGCCGTAAGGAGGGCACCGTGGAAATAACTGTAAAAATGACGGTTGAGGAGTTCCAACAGTTTGTGGCCTGGCAGAAAGAACAGGACTACTACGAAAAGGAACTGGACAAGGAACTGAACAAGCGGGAAATACTGGCAAAGAAAACGTGCTGGGCCATCGACGCAGATCCGAAGAAGCCCGGCAAGGTCAAGATCATCGACCAAGAACACGCGGCGGAATTGCTGGAAATGGCCAAGGATTACCTGGCATAAAAAGAAAAGCCACCTGCGCCCGGTGCTGTCAACACGGCGCAGGTGGCAATATAGACGACGGAAAACCGTCCGATATACCTATATTATATCAGGTTCCCGGACGGAATACAAGCCGGAAAAAGCGACGGGGCCACGGCCCCGTATAGCGCCGGTAAGAGTGATTAGTAAAGTGACCAGCAGCAGAAAAGGAGGCACCCATGGCCTACGTTCATAGGGTGGTGAAAGCTGGTCCGTGTGTCGAACACAAGAAAATGCAATCTTTCCGGGTTCACACCAAAGGAGTGAAGCGCGGCCCAAATACCGGACACACCACCGAGAAGCAGGAGCGGATCAACGAGCGGGTGGCAGAGGAACACCTGCGCTGGGATATAAACGCCAATTTCGGCCATAGGGATCTCCACGCCGTTCTACACTACTACGTCAAGGACAGTTCTTTCGAGGAGATCCTGGAGAACAAGGCCGCCTTTCTGCGGAACCTGCGGAAAATCTGTAAAAAGCGCGGGATCACGTTCAAGGCCGTGGTGGTCATAGAAACCAAGCGCATGACCAACCCGCACATTCACGTTATCATTTCCCGCATGGTTCCGGAGATCATCACGGAGGCGTGGGAGAATGTCCCAAGAGGCGGCGGAGGTATCAGCTTCAAGCCTATGGACAGGCGCGGCAACCACTACAAGCTGGCCGCCTACCTGATGAAAGAAAGCCGTTCCACCATGGAGAGGTACAGAGAGATCGGCAAGCGCGGGAAGCGGTACAGCAAAACACAGAACATGGACAAGCCGGAAATCACATACACCGCCGTGCCTGCGTCCAGCTGGAGAAAGGACCCGAAAGCGAGAAAGGGCGCCGTGCTGTATAAGTTCGACGACGGATCCACCTGCCGGAGCGGGTGGCATGAGATCAGCGGTTACCCATACCAGGAGTATTTCGAGATTTTCAACGAATAGGAGGGTTTTCTGTGAAAATCTACATATCAGGCAAGATCACCGGGGACAGGCGTTATAAAGCCAAGTTCCGAGAGGTGGAAAAGAAGCTGGCGGCGGCGGGCCATATCGTACTGAACCACGCCACGGCGCCGGAGGGGCTGCGCCCCGTGGATTATATGCGCCTGTGTTTCGCCATGATGGAGGCGGCGGACGTGGTTCTGTTCATGCAGGACTACCAGGACAGCCGCGGCGCCATGCTGGAATGGGCGTGGTGCCAGTACGTTGGGAAACAGACCTGTTTCGACCTGGCGGCGTTTGGAGGTGCGGACGCATGAGTATTATTTGCATAGCCAAAGGAACGGCCACCATAGGCATGACAACGCGGGGCGCAGATGGGAAAATCATAAGCCAGTCACCGGCACGGTGGGAGCATGACCCGGACGGCGGGTGTGTTGCCCTCTGGACCATGAACCCGGAAACCGAGGAACAGGAAGCCCCGGCGCGTATCTATGGCGACTGGCAGGCGTCGGAATACCTGGGCGACGTTCTGGCGGAACTGAAACCGCGCCGCAAGGTGAACCTGCCGGATTTCCCGGCAATCGTCCGTGCGGCCATGGCCGACGGCATGGACATTTGCGTGTACTGCCAGAGTTTTGGCTGTAACGAGTGCATAGTGAACGAGTGGAAAAGCGAAAGGAGCGACGAAGAATGAACAAGACGAAAATTGACTGGGCCACAATGTCCTGGAACCCCGTAACCGGCTGCCGCCATGGCTGCCCGTACTGCTACGCCAGGCGAACGGCCACACGCTTCAACGCAGGGCTGGAGGATCCGGCCACGCTGGCCGGCGGCCTCCATGTGCTGCCGGAGAAGATCAAGGCGACGCCATACCCGTATGGTTTCGAGCCTACCCTGCACCGCTACCGCCTGGGCCAGCCGCAGAACACAAAGGAACCGCAGACCGTGTTTGTTTGCAGCATGGCGGATTTGTTTGGGCGCTGGGTGCCCACCTCCTGGATCGTGGAGGTGCTGGACGCCTGCCGCAAGGCACCCCAGTACCGCTATTTGTTCCTGACAAAGAACCCGGCCCGGTATCTGGAGTTGGACCACCTGGCCCTCCTGCCCCACGAAAGCAATTTCTGGTATGGCAGCACCGTGGCGAACATGGACGCGGTGGGAATGTACGTCATGCAGGGTGTGAACATCAACAGCTTTTGGAGCATGGAGCCGCTGCTGGGGCCGGTGGACATGGCCGCGGCGGAGGGTTTACCGGAGTGGGTGATCCTGGGCGCCGAAACCGGCAACCGACCGGACAAGGTGACGCCCGCCCGCGAGTGGGTGGACAACATCGTGGCATTTTGCGAGGAGAACGAGATCCCTGTGTTCTTCAAGGACAATCTGCGGAAGTATTTCCCGGATCTCCCTGCCTCTGCTTTCCCCTGGGAGGTGTGAGCCGTGGAAAACACCGAGAAAGTGGAGATCGGTTACACCGTGCCGAAAGAACGCTGGCAGGAAGCAGCCAAGAACCTGGAGGAACTGGGGAACGTGCTGGCCGCTGGATTTCTGAAACAGAACAAGAACGGGCGCGGGAAAGAGGACGCGGACGACATTATGGCGGACATTGTGCTGGCCTGCATGGCGCTCCATCATGTGGCGGAGTTCGCAACGGACAAATGCCGGATCATTCCGCTGCCCGGCAAGGACGGAGGTTAATATGCTGGCTGTGCTTATGAGCATGAAACCGGAGTGGTGGGAGAAGATCCTGGACGGCGAAAAAACGTTGGAAATCCGAAAGACACACCCGCAAAATGAAAGGCTTGAATGGCCCGTGACCGTTCTGGTGTACGTTAGCGGCACCGGAGCGGTGCAAGGTCAATTCCTTTGCCCTGGGGAAGTATCATACCGAACCATGCAAGACCTGGAAGAAATGTCATGCGTTCCGCGTGAGGATCTGCTGAAATACGCAAAAGGCAGGCGGCTTTCCGGCTGGATCGTCCAGTCACCGGAGAAGTTCGACGCGCCCAGCCCTCTGGCAGAGTTCGGCCTGGACCGTCCGCCCATGTCGTGGCAGTATGTGGAGATCCCGGACGCGGCGGAGGAATAGAAAATGTTTGTTATCATGGACGAATTTAGCCCATGGCCGCCTGTGAACTGTAACGACTGCCGGAACGTGAGTTGCACGGAGGCGGAGCAGGAAAAGGCCGTGGGGAAACCACCGCATATTTGCCGGGAATACAAAAAGCGGGTTTTTCACGGCACGAACAAGCGCGGCTTTCATAGCTGCCTGCACCCCTGCGTCGATTGCATAAAAGACCGCTTCCGAAAGTTTGAAAGCCGGGGGAAAACGTAATGGCCATAAACGTTTCCGACCTGCCGCCGAAATATCAGGAGCAGGCCATGAAAAAGTACATGGAGCAGCAGAAACAGCGGCGGGGGCCAGCACCTCCCGCCGCGCCGCCGCAGGATCCGGCAAAAGGCACGAAATACCACAACACCCCCACCGAGCGGGTGACAGCCTCCGGGGCCGTCCTGCATTTCGACAGCCAGAAAGAAGCCCGCAGGTTCGACGTTCTGGCTGCCCGCCAGGCAAGGGGGCAGATCCGCGATCTGCGCCTCCAGGTGGATTTCACCCTGCAGGAAGCGTTTACCGACACGGAGGGAAAGCGGGTGCGGGCGATCCGCTACAAGGCGGATTTTACATACTACCAGCCGCCAAACAGGCAGCTATACGGAAGTCATGCGCCATACTACGCAGAACAAAGCGGGGTGCCCTGGGAGTTCGTCGTGGAGGACGTAAAGAGCAAGGCCACCAGAACGGCCAAGTATGCCATGAAAAAGAAAATGCTAAAGGACCGTTTTGGGTACGACATTACCGAGGTGTGAGAATGAGCAAAAAGACAACGGACGAAACCCTGGGCCGTGAGGCTGTCAAGGAATACCTGCAGCAGTACCACACGGCTGTGGGGAAAAAGCGGATCCTGGAGGAGCGCCACCGCGTCCTTTCCAGCGAACTGCGGGCGCCCAGTACGGGGTCCGCGTTCAGGTTGACGCCGCCGACCAAGCCGACAAAGACGGACGGATCCGTGTCCGTTGTCTTTCGGATCTCCGAAGTGGAGGACAGGATCGAGGAGCAGCGGGAGGAAATGGCCAAGGCCGTCCTGAACGTTATGGACTTGATCGACGTATTACCGGCCAACTCCACCGAGCGCACCGTGGTGGAAATGCGTCACATAGATTGCCGGGGCTGGGATAAGATCGCGGAGGCCCTTTACATGAGCCGGTCCAATGTGTTCAACTACTACAACGCCGCCCTGGATAAAATCCTGGAGAACAAGCGCAACCGGAAACTGCTGGAGGAATACATGGCCCGGAAGCAGCAGCGGGCGGGGCCGCACGGGCGGAATAATCGCCCCTGAAAAGTTTGGACGCTTTTGGACTATTGACCGTGCTATACTGATAGCATGGAAAGCAGCGCAGGGGTGAAACCCTGAAACGAATACCGAGAACCACCAGCCGAAAGGCCGGTGGTTCTTTGCTTTCCACACCATGGCCGGGGAGTGTACCGCGGGGGCTTTCCTCCTTTCACCCTGCGCCGCTGCGGCGTGTGCATACGCGGCGGCCCGGCCTAACCCTCCCGCCCTGGGTGCCTTTGCCGAGGGGCACCCAGGGCACCCGTTAAGGACCCAGCACCCCCCTGTGTAGGTACTCCCCAGCAGGAAAAGCCGTGCGGGGCAAGGAAAGCCCGACGTTTTACCCTGTGAAAACAGAAAAAAATCCGGCTGTTACGTTACGGTTTTTTGAAATGCCGGGAAAGTTATACCCCCCTACGGGGGTATAAGCCGAAAAAGGAGCGGCGAAAAAAACGAAATCGCCCAAAACCGGAAAAGCGAAACCGGCGGGGCACCCTGCCGGAGCAAAAAGGAGGTGGCGCCGGTGGCGGAAAAGAAGCAGACCGGCGGCACCGGAAAGCGGGCAAAGAGCGAAAAGCCGGCGGTGCTGTCCGGCACGGTGCCGGAGTGGTCCAGCACCACGGTGATCTCCCAGCTGCTGGGGAAAACGGTCCGCCGTGTGCAACAGCTGACCCAGGAGGGCGTCCTGGAAACAGAGATCCCGCCCGGCGGCGGTGCCCGCAAATATAGAACCTGCGCCACGGTCCAGCGTTATGTGGCATACGTCGAGGCGAAAGCCCAGGAAACCGGCGAAAACAGCCGGGCGGCGGAGTTGACGCTGAAAAAGCTGGAGGCGGAGGTTGAACTGAAAGAAAGCCAAGGCCAGCTGCACCGCCTGAAAACGGCGATTGCAGAGGGGCGTTACCTGGCGGCAGATCACGCCACCGAGGAACTAACCGAGTTCATGGCCAGCTTTAAGAAATTCGCCATGAATATACCCCCGCGCATGGCGGGAACCATGTCCGGCTATGCGGACGCGGTGGCGATCCGCGCCATGGAAAAGGCCATGCGGAAAGAGTTGGAAAGCCTGCTGGCCGCGTTCTCTGACGGCGCGATCATGGAGGAGCGGGAGGACGCGGCGCCATGAGGAAATACAAGCAGGAACCCTATACCGTGCCGCCGTGGATCTATAACGCCATTCAGGTGCTGCGCCCGGCGGAGCGCCTGACGGTTTCGGAGTGGGCGGCGAAATACCGCATACTGCCGGACGGCAACGCGATCCCAGGCCCCTGGAGCAACAGTGTGACCCCGTACCTGGTGGAGATTATGGACGCCTTTTCCGACGATACGGTGGAGGAAATCGTGTTCGTGAAGCCCACCCAGGTGGGCGGCACGTCTGCCATGGAGAATATGCTGGGAAGCCTGATCGCGCAGGACCCGGCCCCGGCTATGGTGGTTTACCCGTCGGACGACCTGGCGGAGCGCACCACGGAAAGCAAGCTGGAGCCAATGGTGAAAAGCTGCAAGGTTCTGGCTGATAAGTGGCG